CAAATATTTGACGAAAACAAGGAAGCGGGTATCACCCGCTTTTGGCATTACAACGATGAAACCGGCCAGGCAACAATTCAGACTCAGCAGGATGTCACAGCAGTTGTTGAAGCAAACAAGGCGGATTTCAATAAGGTAGATGAGCGCGCAAGCTGGAGTGGCGAGTGGCATCACGTTGCCAGCATTCCGGAGGGCGTCTACTACAAACTCAAGGCCGAGGGCAAGATAGAAGATCAGGCGTTTATGAAACGCTGGCTCAATGACCCCGACAACAGATTTTTCAGAACGAGACCTGGACAAGTATGAACAACTACATTGCAGTCTGCACCCCAGCGCGGGACATGGTCCACGCCAACTTTACCTATTGCCTGGTGAATATGGTCTGCTACCACACGCTGAACACGACAGACGCAGTGAGTTTAAAAATCATGCAGGGCACGCTGATACAGAACCAGCGTGCTGACCTGGCGCTGGATGCGATGGCCGAGGGCTGCACCCACATCCTGTTCATCGACTCCGACATGACGTTCCCCCAGGACATGGTGGAGCGCCTGCTAAAACACGACCTAGACATCGTGGCGACCAACTGCGCTCGGCGCCGAATCCCTACTGGCCCGACTGCACAGAAGTATGGTCCGGACGGTGAGCGCGAACTGGTCTACACCATGCCGGAGTCAACCGGCATCGAGGAAGTTGGCAGCATCGGAATGGGCGTGATGCTCATCAAGCGCAACGTCTTTGAGAAGCTGACCGAACCTTGGTTCGAGACTCCCTGGCGCACCGACAAGCGCGGCTACATCGGTGAGGACATCTTCTTCTGCCGGAAGGCGCAGGCGGCAGGGTATAAAATCTACATAGACCACGACGTGAGCAAAGAGATCGGCCACATCGGGACGTTTGAATTCAAGCACGACCACACCTGGATGATGCGCGACATCGAGAAGGAAAAGGCAGAGCATGGCACTTAGCACCTACGCTGAACTGAAAGCCTCGGTCGCCGATTGGCTCAACCGTAGCGATCTCACGTCTGCCATCACCGACTTTGTCTCTCTCGCGGAATCCCAGATGGAGCGTGATCTCCGCATCAGGCAGATGATTGTCAGGGCCAACGCCACCATAAGCGACGAGTACAACGCACTCCCAAGCGACTACCTGGAGGCTAAATCGTTCAAACTGACGGGTACAAACCCCATCTCCCCGCTGGTATTCCAGACCATCAACGCAATGGATGACTTGCAAGTCAGCTACAGCGCCAGCGGCCAGCCTAAGTACTTTTGCGTTATCGGTGGACAGATCCGCGTCCTGCCGACACCTGACACATCCTACGTTTCTGAGTTGATCTATTACGGGAAACTCAGCAAGCTATCTACGTCGAACACGACCAACTTTCTGCTGACTCTGTCGCCCGACGTTTACCTTTACGGTTCGCTGCTCCAGGCCGCGCCATACCTCCAAGATGATGCGAGAATCCAGGTATGGGCTGGCCTGTACCAGAAGGGCATCGACGCACTCAACCTGGCTGATGAGCGCGGCTCCATGACGGGCGGCGCTCTGATGGCAAGAGCAAGGACATTCGGATGATAGTGACCACGACAAAGGGTGAAATGGACGATTCGCTGCTTGAAAAGCGCGAGGGTTCAGATGAAACTGATAGCGAAACAATTTCGTTCACTGAGTATTGGTTAGATGGTGAAATGGTGCACCGGTCTGTTCATGTTGTGCTGAAGCGCAATGTGTTCAGCGAGGGCATAACTCAAATGATTGGATAAGACATGGCAAACACGCAAGCAATGTGTACATCGTTCAAGGTTGACTTGCTCAACGCCGTACACGCATTTAACGGGACCGGAGTGCCAGCGCACACCGCATCTACCGCCGACACATTCAAGGCTGCGCTGTACCTGGCAAGCGCCACTGTGAACGCCTCCACAACCGCCTACAGCAGCACCAACGAGGTATCCGGAACTGGCTACACTGCGGGAGGCGTAGCGGTCACCTTTGGCACTGCCCCGTCATCCACAAGCACTACGGCGTTCATCACGCCCAGCGCGTCCATTACGTTCAGCGCAGTCACGCTATCCACGGCGTTTGACGCGGTCCTGATCTACAACTCGACCCAGAGCAACAAGGCGGTGAGCGTCCATACATTTGGATCGCAGACTGTTACCGCCGGCACGTTCACTCTGACCATGCCAACCAACGACTCCAGCACCGGCCTGATCCGGCTGGCGTAACTGAAGGAGCAGCGCCGTGGCTGCATACGGTACAGGCTACTACGGCATTGGTGTCTATGGAATAGGCAATGTTGTCATCTCTGGCAACGAGTCTTCTCTTGCCATCGGGACACTACTGGCTGATGTTTCAATCCAAGAAGATGGGACGATTGGAACCGGCAATGTCGGCACTGTAGGGATAACGTACTCAGTCGCCATCACCGGCAACGCATCCACGGCATCCATTGGCACTGTAGCGCCAAGCACTACGGCGGCAGTTACAGGGAACGCTGCGACGCTGTCGATTGGTAGCGTCACTCAGAGCGCTGCCATTAGCTTGCCTGGAAACAGCGCAACACTCTCGCCAGGCACTGCAACCAGCAGTAGAAGTCTGGCCGCAACTGGCAATAGTGCCACTGGCTCTGTCGGAACGATGAGTGCTGAAGCCATATCGTTCCAGGCCATCACCGGAGTCAGCGGAACGGGATCAGTTGGCACTGTCGCAAATGTCATCTCAATTGAGATAATGGGCAATGGCGCAACTGGCGCGGTTGGGACAATCTTAGGCTTTGGATGGGGTGCGATACCCGACACGTCCGAGACCTGGACGCCGGTATCTGACACCAGTGAAACATGGGCAGATATCTCCGATAATGCAACAACGTGGCAAGTGGCCGCATAGAGGTAAATCATGGCTGATACGACAACGACAAACCTACTCCTTACCAAGCCAGAGGTAGGCGCAAGCACCGACGCTTGGGGTACGAAGATCAACACCGACCTGGACTCGGTGGATGCAATATTCGCTGCGGCTGGAACCGGAACCAGCGTTGGCCTCAATGTTGGGTCAGGCAAGACGCTGTCGGTGGCCGGTACGCTGACTGTTACCGGTGCGGCTAGTACGATTAATGCAACGGCCATTGGCGCAACAACACCAGACACCGGTGCATTCACTACTTTGTCGGCTA